GAGGGCCTTGACCACGACGGTGCGCGTGCCCAGCTCGATGGCGCGCGTGATCTTGTCTACGGACATTTGCGGACCCCTTCAAGAGAGAGTTGAAGAACGGCCCGAGCGGCGCCTCTCTCACGCCGCCCAGGCCGCGGTACGACCTTGGCGGGCTCGGGGACTACGCCCAGGCCCCGGTGCCGGTGAACTCCACCACCGCCTTGTACTGGGTGAGGGCGCCGACCTTGCCCAGCACCTCGTACGACTTCAGGCGGGTCTCGCACGTGAACGTCTTGCCGTCACCGGGCGCAAACGAGAACGAGCGCGTGGACCCCTGCGGGTCGCGGTCGCCGCTCTGGACCATGAACACCACGTGGGGCCCCGTGGTCGCCGTGGTGTCGTAGAAGCCCGTGATCTCGACGTCGGCGACCTGGGCCAGCCCGGTGGGGAGCTTCTCCTTCCACGAGACGCCGAAGGGGTGGCTCTCCTCGGTGATCGCCTCCACTTTCACGCCGCCGATCTCCCGAATGTGCGCGCTCATGTTCCGCAGCGTGCCGCCCGGGGCGTCGTCGTACTGGATAACGATGCTGCTGCTGCCGTACTTGCCGGCCATTTGTGCCTCCTGCTAGTTGCGGGCGAACCCCGCGAAGTACGTCATCGAGGGGCTGCCCGCCCCCGTGAAGTCCACCGACTGCGCCAGGTATCGGCGCACCTCGCCGGCAACCGTCTTGCGCTCTGCGCCGAACGCGGCCGTGGCCGTGGTCATCACCACCAGATCGACAAAGGTCGAGTTGTCCGTGCTGTGGCGGATCGCCACCGAGGCCCCCGAGTGGCCTCCCAGCGTGAGGCTCGTCCATTGGAGGTAGGCGGACCCGCCCTGGTTCGTCTCGCCGCGCACGAACGAGCCGCCCGTGCCGCCCGTGGTGATGTTGGTGGTGATCGTGAACACCGTGGTGCTCACGATCGTGGCCACCGTCTGCGCCCCGTTGAGCGAAGGCGTGGAGCCGGAGTGGCCGGAGATGAGGATGATATCGCCCACAGTCAGCCCGTGCGGCACCGGGCAGGTGATGCTGTCGTCTACCGCCGACGACGTGATGGGGATGGCCTTCTGGGGCACGGTGGTGTTGTCCACCGAGGACCCGGGCGCCGTCGTGGCGTCCGCGGTCTCCGCGGCGGCCGTGGTGTGCAGAACCACGCCTTCCTCGAGCGCGCCGGTGACTTGGTGGTCGGCGTTGGCGCGCACCAGCGCCCCCACCTTCGACAGCACCTCGTACATCGCGTTGAGCACGCCCTGGGCGCCAAAGAACTTTTCGCCGATGGTCATGCCCGACTGACCCAGACACGCAACCCGGGGCACCGACTGCGGCGTAAGCGCACCGGGGATGCCGGCCATGGCGTCGTGGATGAACCCGGACTGAGTGTCGAAGTACGCGCCCTCTTGGGCCACTTCGCCCTCGCCCAGACCCACGGGCGTGGTCTCTTTCCACGAGTCACCGCAGCCGTGAGTGGCCTCGGTCACGTTGCCGATCTTGGCGGTGACGCCCTGGAGCTTGTTGGAAATGAGGTTGTAGCCGCCCACGAGGAACCAGATCGACGGCGAGCCGTACTTGCCTGCCATGCGCTACCCCTCGGCTTTCTCGGCTCGGCCGCCGCGCTTCTGTGCGGGTTCTTTGGGCGCGATGTCCTCGCCCACCACTAGCGCCCCGTTCGAGAACGCTTCGTCGGGCACGCGCTCGCACGTCTCGCCCGGGAGCGCCAGAGTTTGGTTCTCGCGGTTGCTGATCCGCTTCAGCGCGGTGTAGCCGGCGCCGACCTTCATTTGCTGGCCTCCTTGGAGAACTCGTGGCCGCAGCGGTTGCACACCTCGACGTCGGCGCCGAACCCGCCGTGAACGCGCATGCTCTTGGGGGCGCCACACCCCGGGCACGCATCCGGCTCGCGCGCGGGCTGGGGCTGGGTGCGGTGGTAGGGCTGCCCGTGCGCGTCGAGAAGCTGACTCATGCCGCGCTCAGCTCCTTCTCACAGAGAACGTTGAAGGCGATGCGCACGCGCTTCGAGTCGTCCGTGTCCAGCAGAAACGGCGCCTGCTGGGGATGGATGAGGTGGTAGAACGTTCCGCCCACCACGCTGGCCTCCACTTGGGCCAAGCCCCGATACGCTGTCTCGGCCTGAGCGCGTGGGCCGGCGTAGTCGCCCGGCACTCCGCGAAACACGATCTGGAGCGTGGGCCGCTCGAACGCGATGCCCGGCGCCCCAAAACCGAACTCCGGCGGCGCCCCGCCGTACTCCCGCAGCGAACAGCAGGCGTCCGGCGTTGCCGGCATCGCACCGAGGAAAATGGTGGTGCCGACAACGCCCAGGTTAAGGGCCGCAAGCTGCGCCCCGATCTCGGTGAGAACGCTCACGGGGCCGCAGCCTCGGCGATGTTTCGAGCGATACGAGCGCCCAGCCGCTCCGAGAGGTTTTGCGCCGCCTCCAGCACCGACTTCTCGAGGAATTTGGCCTCGCCCACGTTGTGGTGCGCGTCCAAGTCCTCGTGGACAACCAGGGCGTATGGAGCGGCCGGGCCACCGACGGCGATGGCCACACGGACCTCTCCACCGTCAAAGAACGGCTCCAGCGTCTCGTGGCTCGCCCGCAACGCACCCGTGTCCACGGGCGTGCGCCGCATCGACACCTTTTGAATGGCGAGCGCCTCTTGATAGAGCGCACGCCCCTCATGCAGCGTGCGCTCGATGCGCGCGAATGCCTGCGCGAGCTGGTCGAAGCCCTTGAACTCATCCGACAAGGGCTGTTCCCCCGAGGGCCACGACCTGGAAGTAGGGCGCACCAGTGGCCGGATCGGCGAGCCCCTGCGCGTCGAGGATCGGACCCGTGGTGCCGTCCGGGAGCGTGATCCGGTCGCGGGGGTCGATCGGCTCGCGCCGGCCGGCGGCGCCGTTGGGCCGCACCGGGGCCAAGAACGTCACGACCGCCCGCTGCTGCACCTCCTCGCCCGAGTACGAGCGCCGGAGCTGCTGCTTCATCTCGACGATGGCGGGCAGCGCCAGCGGTTCGGCGTAGAGCGAGTCTGTGCCGTAATCGCCGGAGCCAACCCAAGCCTCGAACGTAACGTTGACCTGAAGGGGGGCCGTGATCGTATTTGCAAGAGCCACGCCCGATCGGACAAGATCCTGGAGGCCCAATGTCAGACGGCCCTTTCAGGAAGTCGAGGGAGCCGCTTCGATTCCCGCCGCGGCGCCACGCGGTCATCGCCACGCTGAAGATCGCGGGCGCACCGGGCTGGGTTCACAGAAGCGAGGTCGGCCAAGTCCTGCGCGAGGTCGCCGAGGAACACCCGGACGACGTGGCCGCGGCGCTGAGGCAAGCGGCCGACGTCATCGACCCCCCCAAGGTCGAGCCCGAGTAGTGCGCGGCGGTTCATGCCCGCACCAGCTCTCGGTGCCCAGCACCAGAGCGCGAGCGGATGTAGCCCCAGTGCTCCGGCAGCATGGCCCACACCGAGTCCGGGACGACCTTGGCCACCACTCCGGCGTCGAACTCCAGCTCAACCGGGCCGGCCTTCAGGCTGCGCAGCTTGTTGGCCTCCACGTCGTTGTCGGCCGTGCGGTCGCCCACGATGAGCTGGCGGGCGAACTCGGCGACGGCGTTCTTGAGGTCCGCCGGCACCTCCGTGTTCGGGATGGGGTACACCCGGTTGCGGTAGTACATGCCCGAGCGCGGCCACTGGAGTGCCTGCGTGCTGGTGACCACGGCGCCCGACCACTCCACGAGCGTGTCGAGCGTGCGCGTGGCCATAACCAGGGCAGCGGCTTGGGTGGCGGCGTCGGCGTCCGTCCAGGCCGAGCCGTACAGGTGGCCCTCGAAGAACGTCGTGGCCTCCGCCACCGAGGCGTAGCTGTTGGCGTTCGCAGCGCCCGGCGGCGTGCTGACCAGGACGAGGGCCACGGTGGGCTAGTTGGCCACCGCCTGGACGGCGATGGACGAGGCTCCAGAGTAGGTGCCGGCCACAACGTACTTGACCCGGACGCGATCACCGATCAGGCCGTCCTTGATGCTGTCGTCGGTCAGCGTGCCGTCCGTGGGCGTGTACGACGCGGCCACCGCGATGTCGGTGCGCACCGAGCTGATCTCCGTGGCCGTGGTGGTGGCGAACGCGAGGCACATGATGTCCACCCAGGTGGCCCCGCCGTCAAACGTGGTCTGCACGTACACCTTGGTTGTGGTGCCGCCAGCGGCGCGCACGAACACGGCCTGCGCCGAGAGCGTCTTGGTGCCGGGGGCCAGCATCTTGACCTCGCCGACGAACGTGCCGGCGGCGGCCAGGGTGGTGGTCGGGATCAGCCCCACGGAGCGCGTTTGCGCCTGCACGGCCGGAGCCGCGAGGCCCAGGCCGAGCAGGAGCAGCAGAACGAAGCGGGAGCGCATCAGCCCTCCAGCTCGTCGCGACGGGCGGCGATGGCCTCGAGCACGCCCTTACGCCCACCCTCGTGGCGCTTCGACGCGCGCTCGTCGTCCTCGAGCTGGTCCAGCTCCTCAGCCGTGGTGGCCGCGGCGATCAGCTCGGCCGCCTTGTCCCCGTTGACCGAGGAGATGGGGCCGGGCGTCAGGTCCTTGGGCTTGCCGCCGCCCTTGGGCTTGCCGGCCTCGACCTTCTCGTGCTTCTCCGCGTCGAAGTCGGAGGCGTTGATGATCACGTCGTCGCCGTTGCCGCCCTTGTAGCGGACGACGATGGTGGGTATGAGCATGGCCTGCTACCTCAGCTTTCCGTGACCGTCAGCTCGCACGCCTGGAGGATGATGTCGGTTGACGCCGCGGTCGTTCCCGTAACCAGCAGGTAATACGTCTTGCCGCTGGTCACCACCTCGGTGAGCCCCGTCTTGACCTGGGAGGCCGCGGTGTCGGCCGATACAGCCACCTGCGTCATGCCCGTGCCGATCGCGGCGTCCGTGGGCTCGGCTGCCACGTTCGTGGTGGCGCGCAGGGCCCCGTCCAGGGTGACGGCACCGCCGGCACTCTCGATCTGGGCGACGACGCGGAACCCGGTGATGGTGTCGCCGATCTTGAGCCCGTGAATCGGGATGACCAGGGTGCCCGCCGTCTGCGAGGCGGCCATGGTCGCCACGTACGGCAGGTTGGCGCCGGCGTTCACCACCCAGCCGGCGGCGGCCCCGACCTTGGCTCCGTAGCCAACCTGGCGCGTGACGCCGGTGCGGATGATGGCGGCGGTGCTCGGGTTGATGGAGTAGATGACGGTGCCGGCGGCGTTCACGTACTCGAGGACGCCGGCGACGTACCGCTCGCGGACGTGGCCCGTGGCCTGGCCGAACACCAGGGCGGGGACGAGCGCGGCCAGCAGCGCCGCGGCCTTGATCTTCTTGCTCATGAGCTTTCTCCTTTTGGGGTGGCTTGGAGAGATGGGCGGGGACGGGGCGCAGAGGCCCCGCCCCCAGCCACTCATCAGCCGGCGATGCGGGCCGCGTACTCGGGACGGAACGTCTTGACCCCGTAGAGCACGTCGAAGTTGAGTTTGTCGCGCCGGTGCTCGCGGGTGTGCTCCACGCGCAGGAACAGCCCGGACACCGGGTCCTGCATGTAGCTGGAGCCCACGCGCTCCACGCCGGGCATCAGCTCGCCACCCGAGAACGGCCGGTTGGCGAACCCGAAGGCCTCGCGGGCGAACACGAGGTTGACCACGTGGGTGGCCTTGACGGTGATGGCGATGGGGGACGCGGCGAGCGCCACGGCCAAGCCGGGCTCGAAGCTGACCGTCCCGCCGCCGGCAACGCTGGCGTCACCCGAGGTCACGGTGTACGTCTGGCTGTGGCCCGCGAACGTGATGATGTCGCCCACCACGATGCTGCCGGTGCCGGCCGAGGCCAGCGTGATGGTCTTGACGCCCGCCAGGTAGCCGGCGCTGTCCGTGGTGGCCCCGGATGCGGTGCCGGCGGTGTGCGTGGGCACGGCCTGGTCGGTGTACCAGTCGATGCCGAGGATGCGGGAGATGCGGCCCTCGACGATGGCCTGGTCGTCGCCGCGCTGGTTCGCGTTCAGCACGGAAGGCACCAGGATGAAGTTGGCCTCCGCCGTGGGATCCAGCACGCCCCGGCGCTCGCCGAGCGGGCAGAGCTGCGTGCTGAGCACCTTCCGGGCCTGCGCCACCTCGTCCAGGCCGGTCGAGAACGGCGTGGTGGCGGGCACGCCCACGAAGCCGTAGACCTCCTTGTACAGCGCGAGCAGGTCGGTGTTCACCTGATTCGCCAGAGCCTTCACGCACGAGCCGGCCTGTGCGGGCAGGACGCCAGCCCGGATGTCCATGGCGTCTTTGTCGGTGACGAAGAACCCGGACTCGTACCACTTGTCCAGCGTCATCGTCTTGACGGTGGGCACGATGCCCGTGATGTCCGGCGGAATGTTCGCCGGGGCGACGGCGCTGGCCGAGGCGGCGGCGGGGACGCTGATCTCCAGCGTGGACCCCTGCGCGCCGGCGACGGCCGAGAACGTGGTGTTGATCAGTCGGGGCATGACGCAGTTCTCGCGGAGCACCGGCAGTGCCCCGGCGAGGATGCGATCCAGAACGGCGGTGAGTGTGTTGCTGTTGGCCACGAGGGGCCTCCTTCACAAGAACGTTTGTGATTCGGCCCCTCGGGGGCGCGGCCTCGAACCCCTCGGGGGCTCTGCGCCGCTGCGGCTTTAGAGCGCCGCTCGCGTCTGTTTGCTACGTCCTACGCGGCGGCCTCCCGAACGGCCTTGCCGTTCGCGATGTCGGTGAGGTCCTGCTGTGTCAGGCGCGAGCCCGCGGGGATGGTGCGCACCCCGGCAGGACCGCCGCCAGCTCCGGGCCCGGGCGCCGTGCCGCCGCCCTTCGACGGCTTGAACAGGTGCGGCGCCTCCGCTCGGAGACCGATCGCCCAGCCCTCGGGGGTCATCGGGGCGCCGTCCTTGTAGAGCGGCGTTCCGTCGGCCTTCTTGGCCACGTGCTTGTCGCCATCGACGGCGAACACCTCGAGCCCGCGGCGCAGAAAGTCGCTGAGCGCGTGCTCCTCGACGCCGTGCGTGATGCCGGCCTGGGTGAGCACCGTCTCCAGGCCCTTGCGTGCGAGCGCGACTCTGGCGGCGGCTTCGCTCTCCTTCAGAGCCTTCAGCTCGGCTTGAATCGGGCCCACCGCGGAGTTGACCGCGTTCTGCACGACGGTGCCGAGGTCGTCCGAGTCCTTCACGCCCTTTTTCTCCAGCGCGGCCACCTTGGCCACCAGCTCGGCGTGCTTCGTGGGGTCGATGCCGTCGAACGTCCTGAGCTTGGCCTCCAGCTCCGTCACCTTGGTGTTCAGCGCGCGGTTGTTGTCGCGGAACTCCGCGTGCTGGTTCCGCATCGTCGAGTGCTCGGCCTCGGGGACAAACCCCACCGGCACGCCTTCGAGTTTCAGGTGGAACTTGCCGTCGCGCTGCTCGTACTCGCCGCGGAGCAGCTCGGGCACGTCGGTGAGGGCGGTCAGGATCGCCTTGAGGGCCATGGCTATTTCGCTCCAAGGGTAGAGCCGGAGGGTTCCGGCTGTATTTTTGGTGTCACGGAAAATTCGGGGTGAGCCAGCGCGAAGTCGAGGGCGGCCCGGCTGACCTCTTGCACCGAGGACCGGCCGCGCAGCGCCCGCCGGCACAGGGCATCCATCATCGCGGGGGTCGTGCGCAGGTGGAGCAGCTCCGACAGCCGCAGGTGCTCGGGCTTGCTCGTGGCGCCCAGCGGCCGGCCCCGACGGCGGCTCACCTGTCGGGCTCCGTGACGGCCTGGGCGCACCTGCACTGCGGATGGAGCGGCGGGCCCTGCACCGGGCCTTCCGGCGTCTGGAACGGCTCCTTGAGCCTCACCTGCACGCCGTCCATGGGCGCACACAGCGGGCACAGGCGCTCGTCTGGGGTGGTAATCCACTCCTTCACCGCGTGC